TTTTATTATTAAACTGTGACAATGCTGTATTAGTATTAATTATTTGCTGATTATGTAGTTCTTCAAGACGCTCTCTATTTAAATTTCTCAGATTCTCGATTTGTTCTTCATATTTTCCATTTACTATGTCGATTTTATCAGCCTCAACACCATAAGAATTTATTAGTTCTTCTTGAATTTCCGATAGTTGAACTTTTTCTTCCCAAGTGGTTTCTGTCTTTTTGCCTAGTTGCTCATATTTCGCAATCATATCTGATAGCTTGTTTGTTTCATCTTCAAGAGCATCTGTCGATATGTATTCTTGCTGTGTGGCATCTTTTTTAAGACCAATATAAGTAGCAAAAGCAGTACCAAGAGATATAATAGCTGAAGCAACAAGAGCAATAGGATTAGCGTTAAGAGCCGTATTAAATGCAATCTGTGATGTTGTCGCTGCCTGTGTAGTTGCTTTTAAGGTGGAAAATGCCATAGCCAATTTTGCAATAGTTGATGTTATGCTTAAAGATATTTTAAAAGCAACAAAAGCACTTACACCAGCACCGATAACTTCTTTTAATTCCCATAGCTTTTTAATAGTGTTTCCAATTGCTTTTCCTATTTTCTCGGCTTTTTCAGCAAGACTACCGTCTTTTTGAGCTTTCTCAATAGTTGCCATAATATCTTCAAGTGCTTCTTTAATTTCAGCGAATGCCACAGCGCCAACATCACGCCCAATTTGCTGAAGATTATCTTTTACAGTTGATAACATACCTTGCATAGTTTGACTTTGCTTTTCCATCATTCCAGCAAACTTGCCTGTTCCAGTTGTCAAGCTATCAATGCCTTGATTAAGTGTTGCAATACTTACTTCGCCTTTTTCTTGTAACTCGGCATACTGTTCTGTTGTTACACCTAAAACATCAGCTAAAGTTTGCATTAAAGGCACTCCAGACTCTGTCATTTGTCGCAATTCTTCACCTGTTACTTTACCTTTTGCAAGCATTTGACCGTAAGCAAGAGATATACGGCTGAATTTATCAGCATTACCTTGTGCTAAGTCACCAAGTTTTGTCATAGTGTTGATTAAATCTTCAGCTTGTACCCCGTAAGACATCAACAATGAAGCTTGAGGGATTGTATCTTCAAGGGTAAATGGTGTTTTACTAGCGAATATTGTTAAATCTTCCATTAGCTTTTTAGCTTTTGCTGTAGAGCCTAGCATAACTTCAAATGATGTTTGAAATTGTTCCATTTCAGCATTAGAGCCAATAAGAACATCAAATAGCTTTTTCCCTGCGTAGCCTGTTACTGCAAGCTTTAAAGCTGTTGTTAAACTTTTTATTTTATCTCCAGCAACATCAAATTGAGTATTTTGTTGCTTTAAAGCGTCTTTTGTTTTGTTAATTTCAGCAGTAAGAGTTTGTTCAACTGTTTTTAGTTGAGCTTTTTTCAAAATCAATTCGTCAATTCTAGCTCTATTTTTCTCATATTGCGAGGTCTGTTCAGCAGTTGCTTTTCCTGATTTTATAACCTCGTCAAGCTTTTTCTGCTCTTTGCAGAGATTATTAATCTCTTTTTGGACCTCTTTCATTACAGCTTTGTTATCAAAAAACTTTTTATTAAGCGATGTAAGATGTTCAGCGACCTTGCCAGCCTCTTTAGTAAACTCTGATGAGTCTGCACCAAATCGAGTTAGAAGAGTTCTTACCTCCATTTACTTACTCCTTTCCTTATGCTGTTTTGCCTGTACTGTTTGTACTGGCTCTTTATAGCCCATAACCTCGGCATAAGCTTCCCAACGTTGATGTATTTCTCGTATTGTGGCGTTATAAAACTCTTTTTCAGATTTACCCATGACATCACAGTACAGCGCTCTTAACTGGCGGTAATCTATTCCGCCTGTTTTTTTTTACTACTTTCGCCAACAGCAGGGGCGGGGAGAGAATTAAGAAAAGCGTCTATAATCTGCAAAAGTATTTCGTCAAGATTTTCTTCATTTATTATTTCACCAAGATAAGATAATTTAGGATAGACATTCTTATAATCAAAATTGTCGAGTAATTTTTCGTTTTCGAATTTAAAACAATCTATAAGACCAGCACGGAGCAAGTGTAGTAAGTCTTTAACTTTGATTTCGGCAATGTCTTGTTTAATAAAATCCTCATAAGATGGATAAAACTCTTCAAGGTATGCTCTAGAGTGTAGATTGTATAATAGATACATTTCTTGACCGCCTAATGTGATAGGTATTTTAGGCGTTCTTAAATCTTTAAGCATAGTTATCTCCTTTTAAAAAGAAAAGGGGCGTTATGCCCCTTATATTATGATTTTGATGTTACTGTTGCACAACCATAGCCTTTACATTTAAGTTCTGCGTCAACTTCTGCTATGCCAATTTTCTTTCCTGTTTCTGCTATTATGTCTGAAACACCATCCCAAGACATCCAACCATTGAGCTTATCATCAAGAGCTGGTGCTGTAATAGTTTCGTCAACTTTATATACATAAGAGCGACCACTTGCTATTGTTGGTGAAACAGTAACCTTCGTTGCACCTGTGCTACCGCCAGCTGCGGATGTTACCGTTAATGATTTCAATGTTTCGCTGTATGCTTCCCAGTTACCACTTTCAAACCAAGCTTCAATCTCAGCAGCATCATCTTCTGGTGATAAATCCTCTCTTCTATATCTTGCTTTTTTGTTCTTAAGGTCGAAAATATAATCACCTTTAAGTTCCGTTGTACTATATGTAATACCGTTTTCACCTTTTTGCTGTACAGTTTTAGCCTGCTCTGCAAACTTTACTTTTGGATATTTATAAAGGTCAACCGTGCCATCATCATTTTCCACCTCAAATACAGCGGCAACATAAGGAATAACATCGTCTTTACCCATAGATACAGTGCCATCAACTTCTTTTGTTTCGTCAAAAAGATTAACGCTTTCATCTGCACTATATTTTTGAATATTAAGAGTAAGTTCTCCGCCGTCTTTTGATACAAATGAGTGAGTTTTTGCACCATCGCCAAAAAGCGAACCGCTATTTTGTTTTGGTGTGTCAGTAAAACTCATAAATCTGTTTACAAAAGATATCCCCTCGCCATAGACAGCATCTGTTGTAGCTGTTTCCTCTGTTATCATCGGAAATATCTTAAGATTTTTAACGTTAATAGGTACGTTCATTATTCTACCTCCATTGTAATTATAAATTCTTTGTAGTGTTGCAAAGTATAAGGATATACTTTGTCGCTTCCAATCTGTCCGCCACCTGTATAAATAAAACCACCGAATTTAAATGCACACTCTACATCATATAAAAGTTGCATATTAAACTCGGCAGTAAATATATTTACGGTAACGTTATATTTCTTTTTGCTATAATCTCCGTCGCCTTGATATAGTGGTATTTCGTAGGCGTCATAAATAATATAGTTGGGAGGTGGGTTGTCATCAAATTCCGGCATCCCATAATAATATGGCACAACTTCATTACTAATTTTTATTGTGTTTAATATGCCATCAACTTTTTCATTGATTGTCACTTATTCCACCCCTTGTCTATGATTTTCTTAATTTTTTCAATTGCGTTTTCTGTTGCTTTTTCTTTTGCCATATCAAAGCCTTTGCGAATATGTGGGATTGCTTCCATCTTGCCAATTTTACGTCCGAGTTTATCTGTTCCGCCGCGTTTTTTACCTGGTCTGCCGAACTCGATTACAACGCCTTCAGGGGCTTGCTCTACTGCGTCAGAATCATATCCGACTAAAACATTTGCATTCCCTTTTTTTGTAACCTTGATTTCTCTTGTTTTTATGAGTGAGGCAAGCTTTGAAGATTTACCGCTTATTGCTTGTCTTTGAGATTGAGCAATAATTTCTCCGCTTTCCTTTAATATTTCCGTAGTAGCTTCTGCGATACCATCAGCCATCATATCAAGGTCTTTTATAAGGTCCTGCATTTGCTTTGTTATGTCCTGCTCACTTGTATTTGTTGCCATAAGTTACCCCCTTGACAATAAAATGCGTATTTTGTCAGGGTTTTTTGCTTTTCCGACGCTCATTATCTTATAAAGCTTATTATCAACTTCTGCGTGTGTTTCTTCTTCATAATCATATCGTGACATAATAACTTGATGCGATACTGACATCCCCACGCTTTTAGCATTGACTTGTGCTGTAATGGACGCATAATCAACATCGGCATATACAGTACGGCTTGTAGCCTCTTGTGGTTTCTGTGTACCGTATGGATTGGAAAATGTTTTAAGCTTTATTGTTGTGTCCATTGCTATTCCTCCATATCAAAAAGAGAAGTTAATGCTATAGCATTTTTAATATTATCATAAGCTCTTTGCCACTTGTTAGCATTTTCGTTTTCACCAAAATTAGCCTTACAATAAAAAATAATTGCGTTTTTAATTAATGCATTTGTTTCATCAACAACGCCAACACCTGCAAGCTGTAAATCAAGCTTGCAAGCGTCAATAAGCATTGTAATTTCTGTATCAAATGCATCAGATGATAGCCTCAACGCAAGTTTAACATCATTAAGCATCAGCTATCCTCCTTTAAACATCCTGTTCTTTTGTGTCCTCCACTATAATTGTTAATGCAACGTCATTATCTTTAGTAAACTTAACTGTAAATACGACATCACCAACATCTAAAGTTGCGAGATATGCTTTTTTAAGAGTAATCACTCCCTCACCACTTAAAGACCAGTTATTGCCATTGTTTTTAACTACTTCAGTTCCACCGATATAAAGTTTTGATACTGTTGCCCCTGTGCCACTTGTTGCAGTAACAGCTACATCATCATAATTTACTCCTTCTGTGTTTTTATCAAATGTAGCCGTGGCTGGAGTTACTGCATTTATGAGTTTTTTACTGTCACCGTAACGAGTGAATTTTTGTCAACGGTCTTACCGTCAACAAGCATAATAGCTTTTGTGATTTGGTCGTCTGTGTCCTCATCTGTGTATTTTTTGATTGTCATAGCATAGTTAGTGTTAATAACATAGCTTGAGAAATCGAAAATAGCTGCCACAATAGTATCTGCTTGTACAGATGTTGCAAATGCTGGCATATATGGTGCAAATTCAACACGTCTGCCAAGGATTGCATATTCAGGCTTGCCGTCAAGTCCTACTGACATTCTAGCGATTGGTTGTCCGTTTTCGTCAACCATTCCTATAATTTCATTATAAAATGTTGACTTTTGCATAACCCAAATTGCATTAGCATCATAACCCTCAGGGAGTAAGCCTTCCGCTTTGCAAAGGTCTGCATATGTAATGTGGTTGCCCTCTGTAATATCAACGTTTTGTCCTGATGCAACTGTTTCAGTTAAGAAGCCTTTCATCTGATTTCCGTTGTCGCCTGTACCAGTAAACATTGATTGTTCAATAGCCTTAATCATAGCCTTTGATACTTTTTCGATAAGGTCATTTTCGAAAATCTCAAGCGTTACAACATCAGCCTCAAATGATACAGCCACTTTACAAATGAGTTTATGATAGGCAAATGTAACCTTGCCAGTTGGCACTTCTTGTGTATCGGCTGTGTTTCTTTCAGCTACCCAAGATGCTGTTAAGTTAACTGTTGATGTTGGTATTGTTACGCCACCCTTAAAGTTTGTTTTTGTTGCCATAGCAAAAAACTTACCATAGTTTTCAAGCTTTGAGTAAATTTTTTGGACTAGTACAGTTGGGATAACAGATGCAACTTCACTTGTTACTGTCTGTGCATCTGTGTTCATAAATTTAGCAGGGATTTTTTCTCCTTTCAGTACATTGTTCATAAAAGCCTGTCTATACTCAATTGAGTTATACATTTCTGCTTTATTTGCCCAAGATGATTTTACATTCTCCATTTTGTTATCATTTCCTTTCACTATGTTGTTAATAATTGGTGCAACACCTGACTTGTTTAAAGCGTTAAGATTTGCTTGTGCCTTGCATTCGTTGTCAAAGTCTGTATCAAGTGCCTCAATATCAGCTATGATTTTGTTTGCATCTTCAATTTTGCCCTCATCGATAAGAGCCTGTGCCTGTGCTTTTAAATCAGCACGTTTTTTGTTGTAGATTTCTCTAGTCATTTTTACCTCCAAGTTTTAATAAATTTAATTTTGCCTGTGCTTTGTTTTTAGCCAATAAAAAATCAGCGTTAGCTTTTTCTGCTCGCTGATCTCTCATTTTATTAATTACTTCCTGTGGTATCATCATATTTCCGATACTTGCGACAAGTTGAATATTCTTGCTTTCCATTATCTTATCAACCAAGCCTATTTCGACTGCCTTTTCTGCTGTCAACCACGTTTCTTTGTCCATCATTGCAAGTGCTTCTTCTTTTGACATTCCTGTTTTTGTACAGTAAGCAGATGCAAGAGCATCATTGCAATTTTGCAAGATTTCAGACATTTTGTCCATATCGTGATAGTCACCGCCAGCATAACTTGTAACATTATGTACCATTACTTGTGCAGTAGGTGATATTTCTGATTTACAAGCACAAAGAATAATGCTTGCAGAACTTGCGGCAATTCCTGTGACGTGTGCCTCTGCTTGTCCGTTATAATTGCGAATAGCTGTGTAAATTTCGCTACCAGCAAAGATGTCACCGCCACCTGAATTAATATAGATGTCAAGTTTTTCTCCATTTGCCTTTTCGATTGCATCGTTTACTTCTTTTGGACAAGTGCTTTCGATTTCAAACTCATCATAAATCCACTTATCATCATTTGGAATAATAACGCCTTTAATATCTATTCTCATTCATTCTCACCTCCCCCTGCCTGCTTGATAGGCGCTGTATCTAATCTTACATAGTATTCATCGCCAGACGGTATATCTGCAAGGTTAAATACTTCACGGATTTCATTAGCATTGAGTATGCCTCTGTCAAATAGTTGTACTAACTGAAGCTTTGTTGCCATACTTGCTGTTGCAAGGTTAAAAGCAGTAAATACAATCTTATTGCCATAGCTTCTTTCTTTTCGGGTAAATAGTTTTCTTGTAAATTCACCACTTAACTCAATTACAATCGGCTCAATTTCAGCTTCGTAATAAGCAGTGTATTCATCTTCTGAGTACTTGCTTTGCACAATTTTTTCGTTTGTGTTAAATAGGGAATAGATGCGCTGCACTGTCTTTTCCATTTGTGCCGAGTTTGGCACATAGTCATTTGGTGTGACTTGTGTAGCATCAACTTTACTATCAACAGCAGCTACACCAGTTCCGTTTTGCACTTCTAAAAAGTTCGCTGAAAATTCTTGCGCTTGTTTTTTAAGGTCCTCAGGGCGTAAAGATGATGTAAACTTTAACAACCACCTTATTACGCTAGAGTTTTTAATAGCGTTTACAATCCCTTGATCTGTTGTTGTTACTACCTCCATTAAAGGAGTTAACGCTTGGATAATACTGTCACCAAAAATATCGTTATTATTAAAATCTTGCCTTAAATGAATAATATCTGTATAAGGGAAGGTATACCACTTGCCATTGTTAAAGTAAAACTTTAAATACATTTCTTTACCTATGTATTTAACTTCTGCCTGTGCTGCTGGTATCGGGAATAATTCAACAGGATAACCGTTATCGTCACGAATGATAAGAATAAAAGCGTTGTTGTTTAAGCATAACTGCGTTGCAACTTTTTCAAGCATTTTTTGCATTGTCATAAATTCGTTTGGCTCTTCAAGAAGAAAACGCATATAAGGTTCAGGATTTACTTTTAATGCTGTCTTGCCTGTAGTTTTGTCATACTCATTTCTTAAATGCTTTGCCACTAGTTTGCCAACAGCCTTCGCTTTTGGTCTAATACACGCTCGTACAATGTCGCTCTGATATACTTTTCCGTTCCAAGCATAATAACCATTATTATTATCAACCACCATTTTATACTTTGTAACGGCTTGCGATTGGTTTTTAAATTTACTAAAAAGTCCTATATTTCTCACCACCTTTAAATTAAGCTTTCAAATTCATCTGAATTGTTATAATAAATGACATAGGCATCTATCAAAGCTGCCATACCATCTATTCTCTGAGTTCTATCAGACTTTTTAACAAGTTGGATATTCCCATTTATATCAGTTTTAATTGCTGAATTATAAAAACACCATTTATCGATAGGGTTATTATTGTAAATGATGTTGCGTTGCTGAAACTCAGCTTTTAAGTTTTTCATCGGGTCAGAGCAAGTAATAATACCTTGTCTTACTGGTATTAAAACGTTTTTACCAAACTCTTGTTCAAACGCCTCTTTTAACTCGTCAGAAACGTGCCACGGGTCATATCCAATTTTATATGGGTAAATATCATATACGTCTCTTAACTCAATAAACCAATCAAGAATAACACGCTTATTTACCTTGTTTCCGGGGCAAGTTCTCATCAAACCTCTATTTATCCATTCCGTGTATGGTACGCTATCACGTTCTTTTCTGTCGCCCCTAGCTTCCTGTTCGTCAATAACGCTTTGTGGTATCCAGTACATAGATTTTATGTAAAGCTTATCTTCTCCCGGCTTTTTACAAATAGCTTTAGCAGCGTTTAAGTCTATATTGTCAGCAGCGTCAAAGCCACCAATAAAATATCTAAAGCTGTAATCAGGTATTAAATCTTCATTGTCAAGTTCTTCCCAAGATAGCCAAGCATCTTCACTGTTTTGTTTCATATTGAAGTCTTTAACCATTACAGTCGGTTTAAATGAGCTGTCAGCTTTTGCTTTTTCTACCATTTGCCTTAAGTAATCTCTTGATTTGATAGTGTCAAGTCCTGGATTTGCTTTTATCCAGCACTCTTCTTTATCCCACTCATCAAGGCTGTCAAGCTCATAAATAAAAGGAAGAAACCTTTTATTGATTTCTTCCCCATATAATATCTTTTTTGCATATTCGTATTGCTTGTCAAAAATACCTTCACGAACAAATCCGTTTGTAGAAATGGTAAATAATAAAGGCTGTTGTCTTGCACCCATAGCTTGCTTAATTAGGTCGTATAAATCACGATTTTTAATTGCTGCTAGCTCATCTATAATCGCACAATGCACATCTAACCCGTCAAGGCTTGATGTATTACTTGCAAGTGCTTTTATAAAGCCTAGGTTATGAGCAAAATACAAATCAGCAGCCCTCTTTTTAATATGTTTTTTAAGTAAAGGTGATTGTTGTATCATTTTATATGCAGCGTTAAAACCTAGCTTTGCTTGGTCTAACATTGTTGCGACATTATATATCTGTGGCGAGCCTTCATTATCATTCACAAGCATATCTATTTCTACGCCAGCACATTCAGAGGTTTTTCCATTTTTTCTTCCCTCAATAATTAAGCATTCGTTGTATTGTCTTAGATTGTTATCATCGACGAATCCAAACAAAGCTTGCAATCTAGCTTTTTGAAATAATTCAAGTTTAAAAGGCGTGCCAATTCTGCCTGACGGCAATTTACAAAACTTTTCAATAAAATTGATATGCTTATTTGCAATGTCATAGTCAAAATGAAACTCATCAGGACTAACTAAACGATTTAATAGTATTTCAGATACTTTTTTCATTTTCTCACAGGCTATAATTTTTCCGTCATAAATTCCTGCAAAGTATTGTTCAAATTCTGTCAATTTTTATCACCACCGATAAACTTCATTAATTCATCGGCTTCTTTGTTATCTTCAGGAAGCATATCAACGAGTTTTGACATTAATGCCGTGTATCTGTTAATCATAGTGTTATAACTTTTTTGCGCTGGATTTTCTAATATTACATCAAATCCATTACCATTAACTGTTTTAATAATTGCTCCATTTTCTTTTATATCTTCCTGTAACTCATTTAAAGTTTTTTCCATAAATATTGCTTGCTTATACATTTTTTCAGCAAGTGGTTTTTTGTTTTCTTCAATTTTATCGTATAGAGTTTCAAATAGTTCTAAATCTGTCTTATTCTTTTTTGCTTTCGGCATAATCTCTCACCTCCTGCTTATACCCCCTTCATGTAGATTTATCACGCGTAAAAATTGTTG